TCCACACAAAGGTCAACCAGCCATTTGGCATTATTGAAAAACCTTTCTTCTTGTGTGGAATAGTCGGACAACAACCCACCAACAATTTTTCCACCAAACAAAACATCGGCGTGTTTTTTGGTTTTGGTCAGGAAAAATGTTTTGGTGTTTTCGAAACAAAATGGAAGGTCTGTATCGACAATAGTAATCGACGGGCCATTAATGCTGTAATCAATTCCCGCAACTTTCATAATATTCTCACTTGTGATTATAGTGAGAATATTTATCCAGAAATAAAAACGCCCCCGAAGGGGCGATTTATTACGAACTCAAATCTGCAATTTCACACGACCCACCAGAACATGCCAATGTTTGGGTTCCGGCAGTATTGTCTTCGCTCTCGAATGTAGACAGCGCATCCCAGTCGACATCTTTTGGCATTGCAGCAAGAAGCTCTTCATACTTTTCTTTCGAAATTTTTTCGTATGGTGCTTGTTGGTACACATGGTCTTCTTTTGGCAAGAAGCTAATACCAGAAATGATATCGAAGTTTTCCCACACCCACTGCGACACTGCCAAAAATTCATCATCAGTGTAATACACGGTGACCGATGGTTTGTGTTCGCACCAATGTTGCTGGTATGTCTTCCAAATTTCAAGCTGTTGTATTGCTGTCAAATCATCAACCTTCACGCTTCCTTCTGGTGATTTTTTCGGGAAACTAAAAACCAAGTTTGACGATTTAGTTACATCACGCTCGCACGGAAATCCAGCTTGCATCATGAATTGAGCCAACGGGTCTTTTTCATCCGCCCTAACCCTTCTAATGTAGTAATCACTGAATCTCGCATGAATACCACTAGCAGAATCAACCAATTGGCTAACTGTACCGGAAGGCTTGACACATGTGATTGCGACAGACCGTTCAATTCCAAGAATATCTGCCCATTCGGCATTGGTATCAATCGTGACCTGTTTAAGCTCGTTAAGAACCACCGACAATTCTTTTGGCAGTTCACCACTACCAGAAAAATAATATGCCTTCATGCCACTCATAAAGAAGTTATCCATGTTACCAGTCAACGAAACACCAAGAAGTCTTTCTTCTTCGGTATTTTGCTTCCAAACATTTCGCAGATACCGGAAATTTGTAAGCGTCGATTGCAGTGTTCCAAGAATAGTAGCAACAACGGCCTTTTCTTTTAGTGTTTCGAGAGTGTCATCCGCTCTAACAACGATTTCGGACAAATTGCAAAACTGATTTGGCCTCAGAATAATTTCACTGCATGGGTTGGTACCAAATTCGTGGTCTGCGTCTCTTCTTCCATTCTTTGCCGCTTGTTTTTTACTTGCAACACGAGAAAAGAAACCGCGTTCGCCACAGCGAGACTCATGCAACGCAACAACTTCCCGCAAATAAGAATCAAAGTCTGGCTTTTCGGTATAGCACACACTGTTGTTTGCCAGCGCAAGCTCAGGCGTTATCAACCACCATTGCCCCATTTTTGCATGGCGCATTCTATCACTCGACAAATTACTCAGACTGATAAGAGCAGAGCGACGAACCCCACCCACAACAACGATGTCTGCAATCTTGCAAACCAGTGAGTGACATTCCAAATCCGATAGTTTTCTTCCGGCTGCTTTTTTGAACAGTGTAATGGAGTACCGAAATAGGTCAACCAATGGTTCTGGGCCGGAAGCTCTTCCACCAAAAGTTTTCAGTCTGGAACCAGCGGGTCGCACTTTTGATACATCCCATTTCGGAATCTGACCAGAATACAACAGGCTAATCAATTCTCTAAATGATTTCGCCCAACCAATCTTGCTATCAGCAACAACAATTGTTGTATCAGACTCATAAAAATCCTCGGCGATTTCTGGAAGCTTGTTTGTGTATTGGCGCTCAACGGAAAACCCAACACCAGTTCCACACAGCAGGATATACATGATTTCATCAAAAACACGAACATTGTCAACCGCAGCATATGAGCAATTGAATCCGGCAACCTCGTCTCGTTCCAATGCTACGCCAGCAGTCATTAAACAGCGCATTGACGGCATTGCTTTCAGGTTTAGTACGCTCTGTTCGAGCATAGGTCTAATTTTTTTATATTGCTTGATTGCTTTTGGATTGCGGTTCTTAATGTGACCTTCAAAAAAATCGAAATAACGCGCCACAGTTTCTTGCCAAGTTTCTCTTCTTCCTTTATCATCAAGCCATCGCGCATAACGACTCAATGCAATAAACCTCATATACTCATCCATAATGTCGTTGGTATCAGGAATAGTAGAAATATTATTGTTCATGTTTTCTCCATATAGAAACAAAAGTTATCATCGGCACATTGCGCACCGTATTTTTACACTTGTATTGGATTAATTATTTATGTCAACATCGCTTCCAAGAAGCCAAATTCAAATCAAAATTTAATCCGGAAAAGCTATTGTTCATTATTTGAGCAACGATGTCTTCTTGCGACATTCCAGACAAAACCATGTCATTGATATCCTTATGATTATTTGTTGTTGGCCATATACAAACACGGAAGCCAGCGTCCGCACATTTCTTCATGACGCTAACTATTTCTTTATTTCGTGGCTCATTGTCCATCACAACAATACAATTTTTTTTGTCGACATATTCAAATAAGTCAGTAGAAGAACCTGCTGCCGCCAAACAATTTGGCAAAAACAGACTGTCGATTGGACCTTCCACAATGAACCCCGTCTTTGTTTTATCGAATCTGTCCAACCCAAACACCTTCGGACTTTCATCGCTCACCTTAAGGGTTACATAACGAAGCTTGTTGTTATCAAGTGCCCTGCCCTGCAATCCAATCAATTTTTTGTTTTCATCAAAAAACGGGATAATCAATCGCTGTTCGCCGCTTGGTATTTTTTGTGCCTTACTTGAATTGAGTTTCGCGGCAAGCGGCTGGAAGTCATCGCAGTAATACAACAAAGAATGTAATTTTTCTGGAATTTTCCGACCAACAACATATTTTTTACAAAAATGGTCTTCCGGAAGCTCGCTCACGCGCGCGAGGTCGCGCAGAGCTTCGTGTGGCTCCATAAACACTGGCGGGGTCGACCCCAAGTCCTTCGCGGTGAATTCTTGCTCTTGTGTAGTGTCTCTGACGCCACCAAATGCTTCTAACACATAATGGTTGTATAGAATTGGGTCTTGACTTTTCAAGAAAGTCGAAAAAGTCATCCCCGCATTGCAGTTATGACACCGATACAACAGGGTGTCTTCTTTGCGATAGATGTATCCACGGGCTTTGTTTTTTTTCTTTTCTGAGTCGCCACAAATCGGACACGAAAAGTTCCACACATAGTCGCGCGTTTTTTTGTAATTCCTGAATCTGGAACACAATTGCGGGACATATACGGTGTCAATGTGGAGTTTTGAAGAAAATTTCATGGCGACATAATTATTAAAATGAGCCGGACATGATATCCGGCCACCAAACCAAAGTCAATGCTGTTTTTCGTAATATTCTCGGTATGCCTTGATTATTTCGTTTTGTTGAACAATGAACTTTTGCAGCGCGCCAAGATTTTCAGACATGGCCTGATAATCAACATCCGTCATGCCAAACACAACTGGGTCAATTCCCTTTGCCTTCAGTTTTTCAAATTGTTGTTTTGAATTTTCTTCAGTCACTACTATTGGCGTTATCCGACGCAACACAACAGGTGATGGCGGCTGGATATCCAACACGATTTTTTCTTGGTTTTTAACTACAGACTGTTTGGAAAAAAAGGTACATCCATTAACGAGTGGTAGTAGTAACAAGATTTGGACACAGGCTATTAGCTGAATCTTTCTCATTTGTTTTTGCTCCAGTAGCAATTTCCAAACACCGGAACCGTTCATTGGTTGCGTCGGTGATAATATTTCCAATCCAATCTGGGTTGCCCATTGCCAATCGCCCAAAGTCTCTTCCGCCCTTAGTGAATTTTGCAGAAATAGCATCTTCGTGAAATTGAACTTGGCGTTCTACCGTGATGACCTTCTTGTTCAGGTCGGCAACTTGCTTACCTTGTTCGCGCATCCGAACCATTTGTTGTTGTACTTCGGTGATAATCGCTTCTTGCGCGGCTATCTTTTCTTCCAACAACACATTCTGTTCGATGGCATGTTCGTATTTGAAATACATCAATGTAACCAGCGTCACCACGGCCAACCCAACAACCAACATTATTTTTGTTTCTAATCCCATATTAAACATGAATATCACCGTTTCAAATAAATCATTGACCCACTTCTACTGTTTTGCAGTACGATTGGTTTTTTTGGATTGTTTCTTCCATAGTCGCGGATAGCAACGCCAACATCATCATCACCGACATAAGTGTCATATCGAAGATATTTGCGTTTCCCTTTGATACAACGGTGAAATACTTCTGGACAAACTTCAAACACATCCATACCGGCAAATCGTTTTGGTGTTATCTTTGGGACATCGGTCGATACAGCAGCGCCGGTCACATTGGCTGGCGTCGAAGATTCAGACTCAACGATTTTATATTCTTCTTTTAATTTCATGGTCACACCTTTTTTATCAGCGATACAAGTTTTGTCAACGCAATCTTATACCGTTTTTTTGATATCTTCTTTAATGCAGCAAAAAAATCATTTGGGAAATTTATATTGGATTCCGGAACCGTCGGGCGTTGTGCCGTAAATACTTGAAAGTCGAGTTTTCGTTGTTCCGCGTCTGCTTGTCTGCCAATGGCATACACATATTCGCGCCATTCGGTTGCAGCGGACTTTAACATGGCTTCGAATTCAACATTGGAGGTAAGATAGTCTTCACGGCCTTTCGCATCATCGACAGACTGTGCTTCGCCGCCTTTGATTTTTATTCGTTTTGGTTCTTTACCGGAAATAAAAATATGTTCGATGGAATGGGTCAGTTCATGTTCGATTGTTCCGGATACTTCTAGTAATGCCAGTTCCAGCATTTTGGGATTAACGCGCTCATCCGCAAAGTCTTTCAGGTAAAATCTTGACAGGTTGATAGCAATCGCATGTAAATCTGGTATATAAGCACCAAGTTGGTTTGGTGGCATCTGTTTCCCATACAAATCAATCACGAGTTCTATTTGTTTTGGGATTTCTATCTCGTTGGCCAGTCCGCGCATATAGTTTTTCGGAAAATGTTTTTCATAATCAACCATCACGGACATCATGCGCTCTTTCTTTTTTGGAACGACAACGGCCTTCAAAATATCATTAACATCCCTAGATGACAATTTGTATCGTGATACCGCCTTAATAAATGCGGCATAGTGGTCTGGCAATGTGTCTTTATTTTTCATCACACTTGGTGCGGCTAATGAAAGCACAATGCTAATAGCGGCGTCTCTGGCTTCCTGTAGCAGCGATGGTGGCACTTTTACCGTACCCTCCAATATCATTCTTTGTTCGGCAACAAATTCGCCATATGTTTTTTCAGTCATGTCGTTTCACCATACTTGCTGGGACAAGCACAACCAGTCCGGTTTCTTTGTCTGTTGCTTCCACCAACACGGAACCAAACACAGAAAATGTTTTTGCCGATTCATTAACAACAACAATATGCCCAGCAACAACGACATCCCCATACTGGTCAATAGTATCTTCAGTCACATAATACTGACCGGCACTAAGCGTGTCGTGAAGCGAAAACTGTTCTGTCAAATTGTGGGTCGGCGACAGGCCAGATTCTTTGATAAACAACATTAGGTTTTTTTCAAAAAGCGCAGCGTCTTCTGGCTGCATATGTTCTTTTAGCAACAGCGCAGCAGCAGCAAAGCTAGCTAATTTGGCCTTACCAAACGGAAGTTTTTGTAATAGTCGTTTGATATTGAAAACCAAACGATGGAAAATCGAATATGCTTCTTTTTCTTTTTTGCTTCCAAGGTCTTTGGTTTTTTTTAGTGGATTGCCGTCTTTGTCGATAATACCCAAATCAAACGCCTCGGTTTCTTCCCAAGGAGTCGACAGCAGGGTAATAAACTTATATGCAACAATGGAATCTAGGATAGCAGACATTAGATTTTCCTTAATACACCGACAATATTTATGTCGAGTGGGATATCGACCAATGTTACCCCAGAATGCGGAACAGTTTCAGGAAGTAAATTCAAAAAAATCAAAAATGTTTTTATGGCTGGGAATAGTTCTGGTTCCAGCTTGTGAAACATTATTCTAACCGCAGCTTCGACACCAAACACATTCGTCAATACAATTATGTGGTTGATAATCAGTCGTTCTTTAAGTTCGCCGCCACCAACATATTTATTGAGAAGCCTTTTCAGATACTTGATTCGATTCAGGTCTTCTTCGAATTCTTCCATTCCGGCACAATGCGGATTGTCATAATTCTTAATAGCAAACATCAAAAAATTGTCGTCATTCAATTCTCTAATTTCCATATTGAAGGTCTAATCAAAAATGTTTTCTGTGCAACTCACCGAATTTCTGGTGCTTTTTTTGCACCAACTTGGTAACAATCAGCAAGGTTCTGTCTAGGGCACCAATGTCTTTTGCCGAAGATATCATCTTCTTCGCATCATCGAGTGTTTTGATATAGTCATCGACAAATTTGTTGAATTCGTCTTCTACTTTTTTGTCTGAATCCTTAATCATCGAATCAACCCTTGTATTTTTCCGACCTTTGTCGCAGGTCATTAAGCTCTTCTGGTTTCATATCTTCGATACCAGTCGCCCAAACTTTTTTGTCAACCATGCTCACATGTTTTGCTGACTTGACTGGCGTTTCGCTTGGCAATCTCACGAAGGTGTCATACTTATATGGATTATAAGTCACTGCGGTTCCATTGGTGTCCGCCTTTACATTGTGTACAATTTTTCCACGAACACCAGCATGAACATTCTTGTTCATTTCTTTGCGAACGCGCTCTTTACCGCCCTGCCCAACAACAAACTCAGCATCTTTCAACACAATTTCGCGGTCGTGTCCAAGGATAACCCCAGTTTTTGCGTTACGCACAGACCACAACGGGGTATTCAGTTTTCGCGACAAATTGATATTGAAATAAACAAATACCACACCATCAAAATCCAAATGGCCTTTCTTTTGTGCAAGTTCGGCTTCAGTAAGAATATCTTCACTGCCATCAAACAACCAATTGTCTTCTTCGGTTGCCAATACAGGATGAGTTTTTACAATCGCCTTTCTGATAATACTGGAAATTCTGTCCATATTATTTTTTCTTTTGGAATTTTTTGATTAATTCGACTTGATATTTGTTTCCGTCTTTTCCGGCCAGTGCTGTTGTAAAATCCATTCTAACTGGAAGTCCACCAAGCTTCACATGCTTGTACAACATTGTTCCATCAAGATTATGTGTATTGATAAACTCATCAACCGCGTCGGCTCGCGTTCCAGTCAACTGCGCAATAAAAGTTGACGATGGGTTAGTCAAAGTTGCTTCATTGACTTGTTTGGACTCTTCTTCGTCATCAGACTTCCAGTTCTTGTCGATGTAGTCATAGAACTCTTTTTTCTTGTCGCCTTCCAGTTCTTTTGGAGACTCAACGCCGAATTTTTTCAAAACAGAATTGAAGAACTTCTGGAATTCTTCTTTGTCGCCGGTTTCTTCGAACAGAACCAAGAAATCTTCTAGGCACAAACCATCCAGTTCACTTTCTGATATCGGAAGAGCATCATCGTCATAATCAGAAATCTCATCCGACACAGACGCATATTCATCTTCATCATCGTCATCCGACATGTCATCAGACACATCTTCACCATCTTCCTGTGCTTCCATGTCCAGTTCGGCACCGCTCACCAAACGCGCATCCAAACGAACCAGACCATCGGCCTCGGTTTCCCAATTGAAATCAAGATACAACCCACCATCAACGACATCGCTCAGGTCGTGTCCATATTGGTCAACGGTAACAGTCACGCCACCAGTGTCGCCTTCCACATCAAATTGTGGGAAGGTCAGCCCAACCACATACAGTTTGGTGCGGATGTTTGAAATAATGCTTTCAATGTCCATGTGGCTTGTTTTATTGACAGACTTGATAAACGCATTCAGACGACGAATGTTTTCGCCGTCGGTCAGGTCTTGTACATTCAGCGTACCGTCATCAACCGCACCGCTGCCAACAATGCCCATTCTCATACTACCGCGAGTAGCATAGGAAAGTCGGTTTTCGATTAGTTCATTGACGAATTTTTTGAATTGTTTTGTGCCAGTCATAGCAGTATTTCCTCAGTGTAAATCAAGTAGGTTTTCAAGCTCAACCCGTTCTTCGTTTGTGATTGTTCCGTTCTGTGCCTTCATGCGCAACACGGTGATTCTTGTCTGTCTGTCTGCTTCCATGTAGCGAATGATTGCGTCGGTTTTGTCATTTGTTCGCTGAAGTTGTTGTTCTAGCGGGGCAATCTTTTCCTGAATCTGTTGTTCCAGTCGTTGTGTCGATTCTTCCAAATCAGCAGCATTCGCATAGCGGTCTTCGATTAGGAACACACAAGTAAGCACAGTAGTAATCAACCCAACAACGGCTGATATTACTTTTGGATAATTTTCTTTCATTTTTTCGAGTGCTTCTAACATATTTATCCCTACCTAACATACAACTTTTTGTTGCTTGTTCTGAAGTTTTTGTTTCTCATAATCGTTTTGCTGATTATTTCAAGCTCTCCTTGCTTGTTATTCCAAGTGATAGCAAACGGAATATTGATATCACTTCGCAAATCAGTAAGCACGGCCTCAAAGTCGATTTTCATTTTTTCGAACTGGCCTTTGTACTGGCGGAACGCATCAACAAACAACTGTTTCAGTTCACCAATCGTTATTTGCTTTCGGTTTCTAACATCGTTCACGCGGTCAAGAAAATGTTTGGTGAATCCGATATCCATTCCGATTGCAGCATACAACTGGTCTAACAAATGTTCCAGCGACATCAAATCACGCTTTGTGATTGGAGCGTCATCGGGAATAAACGAAGTGGAGGCAGCACCTACCTCCAATCGTTCCATTAAATCAAAATAACCAGTGCTCACTCAGCGTCGCTCTTTTTTGATTTTTTCTTGCGAGGCTTTTTCTTTTCTTCTGACTGTTCTTCTTCTTGTAGCAACACAGGACCAGCTTCTACAGTTTCTTCGATAGAGACCTTAACCTGTTTTGTTTCTTCTGCATACAAAGAATCAATCTTTGCCTTCAGACCTTTGTGGCCACGAACCAACCCGTAATTCGGGTGAAGCCAACCAGCGTCGGTTGCAATACATCCGGCCATTGGGGGGGTTGCCCATTCTGGAACCTTGCTCATTGTTTTCTCCTTTTTATTGCTCATCTTTTTTGGCAGCGGAAACAAGTTCCTTTACCAATCGCTCAAACAGTCCATATTCGCTAATACTTACTGTCTTGCGAACCAACTGCCTAAAATCTGAAGCTTTTTGTTTCTTCAGAGCACCTTTGTCATCAAAATTAGATTTATCTGACAAAAATTTTGAAATATTTTCATCCTGTTGAAGTTTTTTCAACAAAGATTTTGCTTTGACGGATTCTACCGCCCGCGCGAACAATCCTTTCTTGTTTGCATTGAATGAGTTAGCATTAGTGTATATCTCGCCAATTGCATAAATCACCAACGCCAACTTGGCACCAAGAATAACGGCACCAGATAGTGATTCAGAAAGATGTTCAGTCTGTTCGTTGGCCGATTTCTCTTTCTTGTTGTACAGCGCCCACGCGCGCGCGAACATCACCTCTTTCCATTCATCACCATATTGAGACTTGAACGACGCTTGTACTTTTGGGTCTTCCAGCCACTTCTTTAACTTTTCGTCTGGTGGAGACTCTTCGTTCAAACACTCTTCTTGAATAACAACATCGGACAGATAATCTTCTTCCATGTCCTCTACTGTCATCACCAATTCCAAGCTCGAATCGCCAGGAACAAATTTCCCACCGCGAACATGAAATGAATCCAACCCAAGCACACCAGACAAGTCATCCGCTTCTTCGGCCAAATCACACATGTATGGCGCATACTGCGTGTTAAAATCGTCGATATGTGATAATAGTGATTTCATATTGTCATCCATTTTTTAATATTTATGTGTTATTTGTTTCGCTCGTTTCCAACGGAATCACCATACGACAATGTTACCTTCAGCAAGTCATCAATCTTCAGAGGAACTTTCACTACACTGGCTTTCAGGTCTGGGTCGGATAAAATCATGCCAGAAAATCTATGATGGCCATCAATGATATAGTTATCGGATGATGTGATGAGGGTTAGCTTGGTTACTGGACCAGACTGGGTGATTTTTCCAAATTTAACCAGTGGCGCGACGATTTTGTCAAAGTATACTTCTTCTTGGATTGGCTTCAGGTCTTTTACCGGAACGGTTGTGTACTTTGCCTTGACAACATCATCTTTCTTGTTTCCATCTTTATAACCCAAATCAATCCACCGCTCGCCCGGTTCCAGCTTGCCTAATTCCTGTTGGGTTACAAACTTACCTTCGGCATATGGTTTGAAGATGTCGATTCGGCCATCATCCAAATGCTTCACAAAATCACCAATCTGTTCTGGGTCAATTACTGGCATATCGACCCGACGGACACCTTTTGACTGGGCAAGTTTTTTCTGGAGCAGCTTATAGTTTTCATCAAAATTCGGAACTTCTTCGTCGAGGGTTTTTCCGATTTTTTGAAATTCCTTTTCCGCATACGCGCGCGCCTTGTCCAGCGGTGTCTTGTGGACAACGATTTTTCCAGCCGCTTCTCCACCAGCTTCTTGAATTACTTGACGAAAAGACTTCATAAAAACTCCATGCAATTTATAAACAGTACAAGTATTTATGACAAATAAAAACCCCGCCGAAGCGGGGTTGTGTTATTGCAACACTAAAGTAGATGCCGTCAGACAGCCAGAGGATTCGAAAATGCCGTTTTGATATCGTCGATACCAACACTTTCGACTTTCTTTGGTTTCCGCCCGTTCCGTTTTTTGGTTTTGACGGAAGACCAAGTTTTATCTCGCACCTTCACCGCTGGTTCATATCCGGCAGCATATATGCCGGTCGGATAAATTGAATTGCCATGCTCGTCCTTTTGGTTGATAAAATTTTTCCCATATTTCTCTTGGTTGTATTCCAGACTAGCACCATCCGGCTTTTCAACCGGCACCAAGTCAGTAGCAGAAAATGGGCCAATTTTGGTCAAATGGCTTGGACTGTTGAAATATGGGTAGTTGTATGGCTCGACAATATATGTGCCATAAGCAACCTTGACCACCTCACCAATCAATCCGATTTGGCGTCCGGCCATAATGACAACCGAATCGCCAACTTCATGCTCTTCACCCTTCGCCATAATATCCCCCACATAATGTAATTTCGGTACCACCAGCATAACACACACAAAACAAAACATCAACTAAACAAAACATCAATAAAATCAACAACTTAGAAATTGAACCCTTCGGTGCTACCAACCGGCTTCCTACGACCCCGCCAATCTTCACCAAAAGCACCGTTATCAGCCACAGGAGCGTCTTCCTGCGAAGATTTGCCCCTACCCATGCTTGCCCCCAAGGATGCCTGCTGGGCGCTTTCATCAAGGTCATAGAGCCGCATGTGTGGTTTGTCGACCCCAACCACAAACTTCCGGAACAAACCACGCTTATCCGCCCAGCGGTTTTTCAACTGCTTGACCATGTACTGTCCCATTTCGTCCAGTTCTTCCGTAGACACAATCGCTACCATGAAATCGGCAGTTTGGGGCAACCCGAAACTTTCCGCAGTGTCTTCCATACCGGGGTCAGAATTGGTGAACCCAGTTCGGTTTGTCTGGGTAGCACTCACAATCGGAACATCAAACTCGACGGCCAATCCGCGCATTTCTTCCGCAATAGACTTCACGAAGGTGTTTGTGTTAATAGAACCACCCATCTTCATTCTGGAACTGGCAAAAATGTTCAAGTAGTCCAGATAGATAATGTCAGGAACAAACTTCTTTTTCAGTTTCAGTTCGCGCAGTAAATGCCGGATGTGTCCAGAATGAGCCGAAGCGGTCGGAAACTCTTTCACAATGAGTTTACCACTTGCTCGTTTTTGTACTCGATTACTAAATTTCTCCATGTAAATTTCTCTTGGAGTGCTCTCCAAATCATCAAGGGCAATGTTAAGAAGGTTAGCATCAATGCGCTCAGAAATTCGCTCTTCTGCCATTTCGGCAGTTACATACAACACATTTTTTCCAGCCATCAAATTAGCAGAAGCGAAATGACACATTACCAAACTTTTCCCGACATTTGTACCGCCCAAGATAATCGACAGACTTTTTCGTGGAAGACCACCCTTTGTCATCTTGTTGAAATATGCCAAGTCAAACGGAATCCGCTCATCGGTTCGATGATAAAACTCAAATCGTTCATCAACATCTTCCAAGTAGTCATGTCCAATGTGCGTGTCAAAACAAACGCTTACTGCATCGGACAGCAATTCCGGAATTGCTGTTTTTGGAGTAGTTGTATCATCACCATTGATAATCCGAATTGATTTACTAACCGCGTTATAGATTGCTGCATCTTGGCAGAATTTTTCGGTTGTACTCATCAACCATTCTATGTCTGGTTGTTCCGCCGCATCGACTGTATCCTTAAGGTACGACACCAACTCACAACATTCCGTGTATTCTTGTTCGGTGATATCGTTTGAGTCGGACAACTCAATGATAATCGCCTCTGTTGTTGGGATGTTATTGAATTTTGCCGCATAATCAAGAATGCCGTCGATGATAATCGAATCAGTTCTTTCCTTGAAATATTCCGATTTCAAAAATGGAATGACTTGTCTCGAAAAATTCTGGTTGAACAGGACATTCCGAAGAATCGTATTTTCTATTCTGTCTGTCATTAACTAATATCCAAATCAAGGTCAACTCCATCCAACATCCCAAGCAAATCATCGGATGATTTCGTGGTCGACAATTCATCATACATATCATTCTTCATAATGAAGCTCAGTGTATCGCCAGCAACACCAATGAAATCCGCCGTATCGGTATCAACGCCAGATGGGTTTTCTAATATGTGGTACACAAAATGCAGGATTGGTGGGTCGCTTGGGGTTATGCCCACCTTGCCGTATTGGTACTTTACCCCAGCATATTTTCCGCAAAGAATTTCAACCGGAACTGGGTCAACGCCACATTCATAATCAAGCCGAAAACTTTTCCGCATTTTCCTGTCAGAAAAAAACTGGCGCGGGTGAAACAGCGCACTCAATTTTCTTTTTGACATTGGGAAGCATACTCTTCGTAATTGGTATTTTGTTCATAATCAATAAACGATTCAAGCGCAGTGAGAATATATGAACATATAGCATCAATAAAGTCGCGGTCGGTTTCGTAATGTGCAGCCCGATTTCCATCTTCGAAAACTTCCATGGTAAACGGCACATCCAGTGCAACAACATTACCAGCATCATCGGTTGATTCGGTCGCGGCATCAAAATCAAAGTTATTCACCTCGACGGATAAAATTTTACCGCCATATTCTATATCAAACATACATCACCCCATTGGTTGTTATTATTCAGAATCGTCTTCCGACTCAACCGCTTCGTCCATGCCACCGCCATAAACAAAGTTCTTTTGGCAGTAATCATCAATCAACGCCAACACCTCTTCGGTAAAGAATGTCTCTGGCTCTTTGATAATCTTGGATTCGAATGCTTTTGTTCCG